ACCCGAACCTAAAGCACTTGATACAATAGGATTATTTAAAGCATTTAAAAAACTACCTGCTTTTGCGGTTGAAGCAAGACCTCCTAAATAACTACCAACAAGAGGTCCACCAAACATAGAAGCTGCGATAGGTAAGATAGGTTGTATTTCTTTTGGTATGACTCTTTTGATAGCTTTACTTATTGATCCCATAGTGTTCCTTTGTATATCTTGTTACAGTTCTTGTGATAATCTCATCATCAGTTATTCTCAACCATTTTACAGGTTTATTACATCCAAGTAAATTAGTAAAGTATTGTTTTGTCCATTTCATAACAGATTTCACATCATCAATGCAAATTGTATCAATGTGCCAGGGAATGTCTCCACTGTTGTAATCTTCAGGGTTTAATTCGGCGGTTGTCATAAATCTTTTCTCTGCATCCTCATTTAAAAATGCCCAATTCGTAAAGGCATAAGGTAGCTCATTTCTATAGTGAATCTTATACTGATTCAGACTAACAGATGGGGCTATATGTTGAAGCACGTCCTCGAACGTGTGATCTTTGTAGCGAGGAAACAACTTATAAAGTCCATAAGCTACGGTAATATCGTATAATTTACCGATATCTGACATAGTGTCAAGAGCTGGAGTCGCTTAAAATATCCGGCATTTTAGCTATTCTAATCTTGACAGTTCTACTTAAATCTTCTTGTTTTGTATCTGTGTTGACATCGTTTACATCATCTTCAGCTTCTTTATCTGAATTATACTCTTTACTAGTTTTAGTATTTATAAGAGTAACTTCTGTTTCGACATCAATCTCTTCAACGGTTTTACCATCTTTAACAACCGATACTTTTCCACCAGGTTCTAAAAAAGACATACTACCTCCTTAATCTCTATTTATTTCTAATATTGCACAAGTGCCTTCAATATCATTAGCACTAGCTGCTTGTACTCTTAATACATCATTTTCTTCTAAAACAATAGAACCATCTGATATACTTTGTGATTCATTTGCAGCAATAGTATGCTTTGCAAAAGTGAATTGTGTTGTTACAGAGCTGTCATATAGATGTGCATGAACTACAACGTTTCCTGATCCTATGTTTGCCATGTGTATATTTTGAATAATTGCTCTTGAGTTTGATGGTACAGTATAAACATCAGTGACGTCAGTGCTTGTTAAATCAAACTGTGCATTTTTATAAATATTAGCCATTAACTTGTACTTCCTGAAGATTTAAACCATGTATAACGTTCTGCTTCTTGTTTTAGTTCGTCTAAATAAGTAGAGTTTAATTGTTCAATAATAATACCAATCGCTCTGTTTATTTGTTTTTGGTTTGATACATCGTAATCTTCTTTCGGTTCTGGTATTTTAACATTTATTTTTGCCATTATCTACCTCCGTCCGGTTGCACATCTAAACTAAATGTACCAAATCGCCAGTTTTGATCAACGTCATCGTTTTCAATTTTGATATTGACATATCGACCACGAGCTCGAGTATCTTTTTTAGTGGTTGATGATGTAATTGAAAATGGACTTAAACCTGTTGTTGATTCTTCTTGAGAAGGAAAACTTTTCACGGCCAACGTTACTTTGGCTGTTCCCTCTAAAACTTTAAAGTCAGGAATAAATCGTCGAACAGCTAAAAACTGTTCTCCTTCTGTGCCTTGTCCTTCTAAATCAAAATCATAAGACTGTACAAAAGCATTAATCGCGGTGCTCGATCCGTCAATATTGACTTGATTAACACCTATTTCATGTTCGAAATACGTTGTTGCCCCTAATCCTGTATTCCCTTGAATGACTGGAAACGTACCTGTTTCACTAGAAGCAAAAGAAGTTGCATAAGGTTTAGGATAAATAGAAGAGTCCATCCATGATGTACGGCCTTCAGTGCTTGTGTACCAAATACCGCCAGGAACTTGTGCTCCTAAAGATTCGAGATAATTGTATGCTACTAATCTATTATTAAAACTTTGACCAGATGCAGGGTACCACCAAACAATTTCTGTAAACAAATTGTTTACACCTGCAGTAATTTGTTGTCCTTTGGTTAAGTCAATATCATCATATACAAAGTCTTCAACAGAACAAGGCAGTGACTTAACTGTACCATCGAATAAGAAGAAACCATTGTTGCTCATCCAATACGCAACACCATCTATTTCGACAGCTGCGTTCTTACCAATCAAACCACAGTTGGTACCTACTTGTTCAAAACCAAATGTAAAAGGTGCACCAATAAATTTCATAGTATACAAAGCAGTATCGGTCCATATCAAAATTGTTTCTTTTGCTTTCAAAGCACCAACGATTTTAGTTCCGTCTTGCAATCGTTGTGTACCTGCTGCATTGATAGCAGAAGGTATAAAAGTATTAATATCCTCTTGATCAGAAAAACGAATAAACATATCGTCTTGTGTTGTTGCTGTACCTATAGTTGTTTCTGTACCAAAGTGAATTAAATGTCTTGTTGTAGGTGATATCAAACTAACTCTTGTTGCGGTAGGATTATTAGAAGTAGAAAAACCAGATGTACTTGTTGAAGCTCTATTTGATGTTGCGTCAGAAGCACCACCATTCCATGTAAAGGTTTTGCCATTTGCAATTGTAGCTACTAAAACTTCACCAAAGTTATCTATAGACCAGAGTCCTGGTTCCAAAGAAACAAAAGAAGCACCTACTGCAACACCCCAACCATTATAGTCAGAGGCATCAGTGGCAGTTGCTCCGTTATCATGAGTCGCTGCAGTCGTGCCTAGAGCTCCTCTCGTACAACCTGTTAAATCATTTGTTGATTTACCAGTATAAGTAATTAATTCTGAATCTACTAAGATAGTACCCGCAGTAGGAAAAGCTGTAGCACTCGTTAATGTAATTGTTGTTTCACTTGCATCCAATGCTTCATTTACTGTTGTGACTGTAGCAGAGTCAACCGTACCACCCCAATTACCAACACCCCAACCATAACCGTATGTTTGTTCTTGAGGACCAACAACTTCATACATTTTACAAGTCATTGAACCACCTGTTGATATAGTAGCGGTTGCAGCTGCAGAAGAAGTAATGGTGAAAGTTGTCGTTGACGGTACAGATGTTATTTCAAATTTTTTATCTTCAAAGTTAGAAGCACTAAGTCCAGTGCCACTTGGTAGAGTCACTGCATCTAATTGTACAATATCCCCGGTCGACGCTCCGTGAGCAGATGTTGTTGTAATTGTTACCGTTGTAGAAGTATTAACGGTTGCCATTGTCGATGATGTCAGAGAACTTTTTATTGGTGTTATATCAAAAAGCTGACCTTCAAAGTACAATAAAAGAAACTTATCTGTACCGAGGGCCACGTATCGATTGCCATCTAAATCTGTGAAAGGATGTTGTGCTCGAACAACACCGACAATTTTGTTTGGTAGAAGAGAAGACCAACCTCCAACTTTTTCTGGTAGACCATAACGAAAGCGGACATTATTAGAATCCACAAATCGACGTTCGGCACCTTTCGTGGTGTCCTGTTTGTCTATCCCAGGTAAAAAGTCTAAGGTAATGAGAGCCATTTACCCTCCTTAAATTTTATCTTTGTATGCCCAACCGCGAGTCGCGTTTAAGAAAACTAATGTAAAAGCAGCTCCGTTTGTTGATACTGTTAAATCAGAAGCAGAGCCATTGATATTAGAACTGTTTCGACCGACGGTAAGATTGTTAGAGCCAAAGGTTCCTTTGGCATCAATAAAAGTAACTTCATCACCAACACCAGGAGATGCTGGAAGAGTCATAGTCAAAGCAGAAGAACTGGTATCAATAATTAATTGATCACCATCCACGGCTGTGTATGCGCTAGAAAGAGAGTTATATCCCTTTTGTAAACTAACTAAATTAATATTGGTGCCGTCTGAATAGACTACTATCTTAGAACCGACAGGCATTGTAATACCTGTGCCGGATGCTGTTTTAAAAGTTAATGTATAATGACTAGAACTTCGAGTCGTTGCATCTTCAACGAGATACATCTTTTCAATGGAATCAGGAACAGTCACATTACGGTTCGCGGCCAACGTTCCTGTTAACTTGATAATCATGTTTCGTCCGTCAGACGCCGCACCATTACTAATTGTTAATGCTTGATCAGAAGAAGCCGCGTTGATAGATACATAACCACCAACCGCTTGTTCGACTAGTTCTAAATTAGTATTAGTAACAGTTCCCCAAAGACCTGCTTTTTCACCTGTTGCGATGAGTTCAAATTTTTGTGATGTTGAATAACTTGATGCCATATTGCCTCCAAATTTATATTATGTTTCGACGTTTGTCCATGTTTGACTTGCTCCTAGATTGATTTCTGTCCAATCTTGTGTAGCCCCAGGGTCAACTGGGTTCCAAGTAATGACACCAGCTGCAGTTGTAGCGCCTGTTACAAGGTTTGTTGTTGGTAGAACCACAGCCTTACCAATGATAGTAGCACCATTGAAAGACATAGCAGAAGTTCCAACACC